CCTTACGGTTCTAAAAGAGTTACTTTGTACGTGTTTGTAGCTGTAGCAGCGGCAGCCAAGGTGATCGTGAGCGTGGTGCCCGCGATCGCCACGTTGTCCACGTATTGGTCTTGGTTACCTGCTGGATAGATACCCAGAACGGTCGATCCAGCCACCACGGTCACTGTGCCTGTAGAGGCAGCAGCGTTGACCGTGACAGTCTTGGTGACGAGGTTAGTCGGAGTGATGCGGCCTTGGGTGTCGATGAAGCTCGTGTTACCACCAGCCATTACGCGAAGGCTCCCTTGATGAGGTAGAAGGCTTCAGGCATCAGCAACTGGTAGTTGTAGAAGTCGCGGACGACGATCTCAGTCTTAGGCGGGTTGTTGAAGTATTCCTTCGTTACTTCACGGCCACCGGCAAGTTGGAACTTGTAGCCGCCGTTGATTGCTTTACGACCTGGGCGGTCAGTGACGTAGCTAAGGAGTACGTCGTTGCCCCAGACACGAGCGATGTTCTCTGTCGCGCCTTCAGCAGCGAGGTTGGCTTTGGCTTTACCGATAAGGATCTGTTTGATTCCGAACGGAGCGAAGACAGATAGCAACTGCTCGTAAGAGACAGCACCAGGAGTGCTCCATTTAAGGTAGTCACGGATTTTCGGGTGAACGATCAGCTTGTTGTAGTTCTGGCGGCTGATAGTCAGCGTGTTGAAGTCGACGAACTTGCCCGTAGCCATACCAGTGATGATGTCAGCGATAGGGTCAGAGTTCGCGTAGTCGCTCCACTGGCTTGTGCCTGAGAGAGTCGTGTTGTTCGTGATGATGCTCGTGCTCGTGACCAGGTCAGCAAGTGATTTCTCGTCGATAAGTTCCATCACGCTCAAGATGTTCTCGGTCGTGTCAGATTCTGGTTCGAACGGTTCGTCAGTCTGGTCGTAGTCGTCTTTGTAGACGCTGTCAGACAGTGAGTGCTCGACGAGCGGTGAACCGTCGACGAACTGGCGAGTGAAGTTCACGCTCTTTGATTTAGAGTCACCGGTGCGAAGTGAGTTCGCCGGCATCTGTAGGTTCTCTTTGCCGTACTGAGCAACTTTGAAGGTAGCTTTCTTGACGGTTACGGTTGGGAACAGTTTGTTGGCGATGAAGTCGCTCTCTTGGTTGAACCAAGCGTTTGCCACACCTGTAAGTGCGGTATCGAGGTATAGCGGTTGATTAGCCATGTCTTAATTACTCTCTTTCTTAGTACTTTTCGTTAAGTTTTACGTATTCAGCAATGTCACCGCTTGCGCTCGTTAGTACAACGCGGCCGATAACACGGTTGCCGGTTGTCGTTGTAGCGATAGCCTTACCTGTGCCGTCAGTCGTGATGTAGGCGTCTTTGCTGATCGCACCGGCAGTTTTAACTTTGAAGCTGCCAGGGCCGTTCAATAGGACGACGTCAGCCGTTTGGCCGAGTTTTGGTTCGTTGTTCAAGACACCAAGGATGGCGTCCGTTGCAGCGGTTGCGATAACGACTTTGCCGTTCGCGTCTAGTTTGACGATGTAGTAGCGTTTGCCGGTTAGGTCTACAGCCGCTTCTGCGCTGTAGTTACCACCAGTTTGAAATGCTGTCATTATGATTTCTCCTCTTCATTTACTCGTTGTTTCAGGGTTGCGTCTGCGGCCAGGACTTCTTTGCGTGCTTGTGAGTACGAAAGGTTTTTGCCCTTGTCGGCTGATGCCTTGATTGCTTCGGTTACTTTGGCGTGTAGCTCGGCCTTTGCACCTTCTACGTCTTCGTTGCCACCGTCGCCGATTTCTTTGCCTAGTGAGGCGTTGACTGGCAGGCCTTTGATGAAGGCTTCTAGTTCAGTCCGTTGGTCGCCACGTGAGGCGAGTAGCAGTTTGACTGCTCGGTCGCTCTCACCGCTCTTGATCTGACCGGCTTTGATGCTGGTGTTGACGATCTCTTGAGCTTCTCGCTGTGCAAGGATCTGCTGAGCCTCACGGCCGGCGCGAGTATCAGCCGCATTCCAACCGTCGTGTTTACATCCGACGACGAAGTACTCGCAACCGTCCGGTTCAGTGACCTCGTAGACCTAATTGCCGAAGCTCAGCAGCACCAGGTAGAGATCAAGCGCCTCAAAGAGCCTGTGCTCATGACAGGTACAGGAGAGATCATCACACCTGCCGACATTAAAGCTGGACCATCACGCAACGAGTGGACCGAGTGTCGCGGAGGCAACATGGTGAGCCCTGGCGAGAAGAAGTGTCTGGTGAAGACCTGCACCGTCTGCCTGAACAAGAAAGTGAAAAAGGTCAAGAACTAGCACCCTCGATCGCTGGTAGCACTCTGCACCCAATCGGATGCAGTGCACCTACCCACGATAAAGGATGTGAGCACCGTGATCCACGCTATCCAAATTCCAGCTGACGAAGAGCGCCCGCTTTATAAGGTTGCTATCGAGAACCTGGAAGGCATGCAAGCAGCAGTTGGTGGCTACATCGAGTTCGTTGACCTCGACACCCTCCATGCGTCCATGGTGGTCAACGAGGAAGGCAAGCTTGAGAAACGGCCTATCAATCGTCGCGCCACACTGATGTTCTGGCTGCTGTATCCGAAGATGAGCAACCGGGATGCAATTGTCGGGGATGTCCTCATTGTTGGACACCCTGACAAGAACGGCAACACCACCGACGCACCGGGTGAAGTAGTTGAGCTGCTGTTTGATACGCCATCATTCAAGGTGGAGTTCCAGACGCTCGACGAGCCCAACGTATTCAACGGCAACATGCGGCGCTTCGAGGACTACTTTGAAGCAGCCAACTACGCGCTCTTGAAGGCACGGGCCTGGCTGGCGGTCGAACGCACGCGCGTCGTTCCGGTGGTTGATTCCGATGCCTAAGGGGATCTTGATTCCTGCGGACAACGAGCTACCGCTAGAGGTGAAGGATTTCATTGACCTCAAGGAGACTCTGGGCGGTGAGGTTGAACGGTTCGCACTGAACCGGCCTGATGCTTCGCTGTTCCAAAGTGAGAGCGCTCCGTATCTTGAACTGCCGACTAACCGACGAGCAACGCTGGTGCTTTGGTGCCACGCGACGCCTCTAAGGGGCAAGCAAGTAGTCCAGGGTGATTCAGTTCTCCTGGGGACGCCTACGGACCAGGGAGAGCCACAGGACGCTGCTCTTTGGTACGTCGCTGTCCTGCTAGAGGCCGAGCGCTTCAAGGTGCATGCACAGTGGCTTGAGGACATGCTTTGGCGTGAACATGACCGAGTGTTTGATGACTGGCAACAGGCTTACACCTCGATCCTGCTGCACGCCGAGCGTAACGCGATGATAGCCAATGTCCGAGTCATTCCTGCTTAAGATCGTGGGACTAGTCCGCCAGTACGGCGGACTTTTCTCTTTGCAAATTTAAAGACCCGCACCTCAGAGATTTTACTCAATCTGAGATGCGGGCCGCTTTAGTGGTGATTTGCTCACCGTAGATGTGGATCACCTCCAGGTCAGGAAGCTTTCGGAGTGAAACCGTTTCTCCGGCCTCGAATCGAATCAGCTTTCGCCAGGACCTCCTCGGAGACAACCTTGTCGAAGTCTGCCTTTGAGACGATGATCTCTTCGCTGTTGCCATCGGGATGACGCAGCTCAAGCTCAACGACGTTCGTCACGCGCTTGAGGCCTGCCAGTTCTTCAGCCTTCGCATCGAAGAGCTTGCCAACGCTACGAACTACGACAGTCACGACTTGATCGTCTTCGACAATCTCGCCGCTGATGTCGCTAGTACGGATCGACTTGTAACCCATATCTTTCACCCCCTTAGGGAATAGGTGCGAGTAATCACGGGCGTGCGATTACTTATGCGCCGTATTATGAGGGAATGCTATTTATTGTCAATACAATAATTGCTATAATAGATAGCGAATGAATAACTTTGACCTGATTTCTTATGTGAATAAGTCGACCGCCAAAAGCGGTGTTTCAGTTCGCGTCAAAAAGTCATCCCTACTTGCTATCGCTCGCCACATCGCTCGACCGTGACATATCAACGGCGTTAGGGTCTACTTCTAGACTTGTGGCATTCACGAGGCTCAAGTAGTTTAGAGCCGTCTCTTGAACTCGGGACGTTTGCTCGTCAGTAAGCGCAATCGTAGTTATGACCCGCAAATGACTGCCATCGAGTGCAACCGTCCCATCGATGCCGAACTCATGGAGCAACCTACTCACGCCTCTTAGTAGATGGCTAGTTAGTTCGTTGCGCATGTGAGCATCCTGCGGAGCTTGAATGCTGCGCATGGACTCTTCAACCGTGCGTCCATAGGCTCGCTCCCTCAACCCAGGAGTACTTCGCCGGCTCTGTCGCTGGATGTCCTTAACGGCGTCCAGAATCTCAGCAATCATTTGACCCTGAGGGCGTGGTCTGGCGGCAGTCAGGGCTCCCTCATCCATGAGCGTCTCTACGTCATCCCTGAGCTGAGGCCAAAAACTCTCAAAAAGTGTGCGAAGGCCGGATTCATCTAAGTTGTTGGACAACTGAGAATTGATCGATGAAACCAGTTTCCACATACCTTCGGCGTCGAAGAGTACGTTGTTGAAAACATCAAGGGGGCTGCTCTGCAACTCGCTTCTGTCATTGAAACCGATGAGAAGTGGGATCACTCTACGATCGATGTCGTTCAAGGCGATCGACAGTGCTCCTGCCTCAAACTGAATCCAGGCAGCATTCTGGTTTTCAGGAGTGACGCAGATGATCCCCATGTCAGACTTCTTCAGCTCGCTAGCAATATCCTGCGACCACCGAGATCCCGGATCAATGTCAACGTCGCTCATCCACGGCTCAGTAGCTTGAAGAATCATTTTCAGCCAGGGCTTAAGCAAAAGCGCGACCGCCTTGCTCTCGGGACCGGACCAACTAATAAAGACCTTCAAAATTCATCCCCTGCTCGTGCTGAATACTCAGGCAAGAGTACCAACGCGTGGCGCTACTCGTAGGGCTGCCGTCTCCATGGTTGGCTAAGGTAACTGGCGAAATCTTCAAGAGGAGCAGCGTGAGCTTTCTGAGAACAATGGGCAGTGGACACGGGACCAAGCAGGTAGTAATCGTCAGTAAGCCGGGCACCGCAGATGAAGAGCGGACAACGGTTGAAGCGATGATCCAGAGCGAGTCTGGCTTCTTTGAAGTCAGCACGCCGATCTATGAAGGTGACCTTGTCGAGATCCCCGATCCGCGGGGCGGCACCGACTTACGGTTGGCTCGTGAGGTCAAGGTGAACGACTTCGGATCATCTGGTCTCCATCACACTCAGGTGAAGTGGGGAAAGGCCCCTGCAAGGCGCGTAGCACCCGTACGACGGCTTACCTTTGAGAACCTGCATCCAGACGTCCAGGAGGCCGCAGGGGACCTGTTTGCGGACGGGCATTTGGCTTCTGCGGTATCGGAGGCATTCAAGTCGCTCGAGGTGCGGGTGCGTAAGCTGTCGAACCTCGATCAGTCGGGGTCGACATTGATGACCACAGCTTTTGCTGCCAAGACCCCCATTCTTGATGTGGCGACTGAGTCAGGCCGCAGCGGGCAGGACGAACGCGAAGGCTTCATGGCCTTGTTCAGGGGCGCAATGATCGGCATCCGTAACCCGAAGGCACACGAGCTGTTCAGGGAAGAAGTGCTGGTGGACCGCCCCGAGGTCGGCCCCGGGGTGAAGCGGCTCGAAGCCGAC